CTCCTGTTCCCACTTCAACTCCAAGGACCTTTTTTGTTTGTATAGGTCTTGTATCATTTATAACCTCCTCATAGGTTATTCTGTTTACTCGGTTATCATAAGATATACCAAGATATTCCCAATTTATACTCTTTTCTCCCAACTTGTCAAGGATTGATTGTTCAAGAGCAGTAGCGTTATCTTCTGACAAAACTTCAAATTTTGCATAGTGATCGTACGCCCAAATGTTTACTAGGAATTTTTTCATGTTCTCACCGTATTAGTTATTGAATGTGGCCGAACTATGTCCGGCCACAAAAAGTTTTATTGATTACGCACCTTCAACGCCGAAGATACCTCTAAAGTCAGAAACTCCAAATGAGTATCTTTCTCTAGCTTTGTATCTAACGTTACCAGTATCAAAGTCACCTTCCATTGCAGTTGTCAATGGTGCTCTAGTGAACATTTTCATACCATTTGGTACATCAGTGATAATGTAAAACGAATCAGTATCAGTTAAGAAATTATTCACTCTGTAACCTTGAGGAATCATTCCCATTGATGCTAATGAGTTGATATCATTATCAGCAGTTCCAACTCTACCTTGAGACTTCATAAGTCTTTCAGCTTGGAATTGGTTTGCAGATGGAACAATCATTTTGACTGCTTTAGCTGCAATTCTTAAACCTCTTTCATCAGTCATACCAGCAATGTCAATCATCGCTTGCTCTAATGAAGTTTCATTTAAGTCTGCTTGTGTTGTAAGTGTATTTTTAACAGCTGTTCCGCTAACCGTTGAGTGGTTAGTTGAAAACAGAGAAACACCATCACCTGAATCAAAACCATCTACACTTGGTAGACCGTTATTTAAAGGTGCTGCTGCTTTTACCTGTTTAGTATTACTCATAGATCTTGCTAGAGCTTTTGTGTATCTAGAAGAAATTCTATCGTAAAGATTGTCTTCGATAGCTTCTTCAGTGATAGCAAATGCTAAAGCAACTGTTTCATGAGTGTATCTAGCAGAGTAAGATTCTTGTGCATTATCAAATGCTACTCCAGAACCTTCACTCTTTACACTTGCGTTTCCGAAACCAGATAACATAACTTCTTCTTCAAAAGCTCTGTCAGATGTTTCGTTAGTATAAATCTCAGCGTGCTGATTATCATACCTTTTGTACTCCAGGCCGAATAGTGCATTCAATCCTGGCTCTAACTCTTTTACGAGTTGGTGTCGTGATATTGCCATAATTTATTCTCCTATTCCTATGACCCAGAACTATCAATGTATTGGTTCAAGTTTTGAACAACTTCAACATTACAAAATGCTGCCGTTAAGTCCCCATTTTCAGGGTCTTCAACACCTCTTAATAGTCTCCAAGTGTTATTTGTTGCGTGTGTGTCGCCGATATCTAACGTGTTAGATGACATACCTGTAGTAGTGCTACCTGCTGCTGAATTTACGTCGAACGTGTCTAAGTATTTAGCATGAGCCGCAGGAATGTTTGCAGCTACTGCTGCATCTGCTGCTACGTGGTAAACCTGCCAAGGATAGTCATTAACAAAAGCTACAATATCACCGCCGTCTTTCGCTGTTGCTGGTGTAATAGCACCATTATAATGATTGTTGAACGTTGGTTTCAACGTCGACGCATCCTCATAAAAGATACCATATAAGACACCAATTGATTCAGCCGTAGCTGCATCTTCAGCTGTTACAACATAACCTGCTGTAACTTGTACTGCGCTGCCGTAAAACAAATCAATGTCTACAGCGGCATCGATAAAGTATTTAGATAAACCTTGTACCGCAGGTGTATTACCTAAAGTACCAGCCGATCTAAAACCATATCCTGCTGTTTGTCTATTAGCCATAGTCTTATCTCCTTATGAACCTGCCCCTAAGGGCCTCCAGTTCGGTTAATTTAATTCGTTGGTTTAAGTAAAATTACTTTTTGCCACCGAAGGTTGTGCGAGACTGCCTATCAACATTGATGGGCATACTCTTATGCTCTTCCCTCATTAAATCGTTTTCTACAGCTTCGTCTTGACCTTGAGCTTGACGCTTAAAGTATTCAGTTCTTGCCTTCGCGATTTCTTCGGGCACCCTTGCGAGTACAAGGCCACCTACTCCAATCACGCCTGCGTATTTACCATCAGTGATTACAGGATAATCAGAATCTTTGTATTCATCAGCTCTCACTAATTCATATCCAGATCTTAATCTTCCAGAGATATTTTTAGAATCTTGAAATCCTAAACTCTCTGCCCGTATCCATCTGTGTCGGAATCCATCCGGCGCAGTCGGTGCATCTAGAGAAGATGGAGGAGCCCACTCTTTTGGTCTTTCAGTTTTTGACCGAGTTTGGCTCGCACGAGAAGTTACTTTTTGTGTTTCGTCTTTTTTCATATGCTTATGCTCCTTCCGTGAGTTTTATTTGTTTTGCATACTCTTCTAGTGGCACACCTAATTTTTTAGCTATTGCTACCTGTGAAGATGTGAGTCTCACAGTTTTGCGACCAGATTTTACGCTTCTATTAGCTGAAGCGACCGACTGAACGGGCTTGGCCGTTTGCTTAGTATCAGTATTACCAAATTTGTGCGGAAAGTCAACTTTAATTCTTCTGTCAACTTCTGCATAATAATCGTTAGATTGAGGATCAAACCCTTCATTTACAAGATCTTTATGGATCTCAAATGCAGTGTAAGTCATCGCTCTGTCCTGTCCAAACCAAGTATTTCTAGCTGCCCATTCCTCTGCTCGAGGGTCCGGTGCTGGTAAATCTTGTGTTGTGGGTTGAGGAGGTAATCTACCACCGTCTGATAATTGTACAGGTTCTTGTACAATTGTTTCTTGTTTTCTTTGCTCTAACTTAGCATTTTCAAATGCAAGTGCAGCAATTCTTTTGTTAGCTTCAACTTGAGCAGTTGCATCACCAGCTTCAATAGCCATTGCAAGTTCTTTTTGCGCTGACTCCATTCCTAGTTTTACATTGTCTTCAAATTTTTTTGTATAATCAGAATCAACTTTATTGAATCTTTCTTGATCCATTTGTCTTTTCTTTTCTACCGCTTGTGCATATTCTACAGCAGCTTGTTCTCTACGTTCTGCTTCTCTCATCTTACGAGTAAGTTTTGCAATACGTGATTGAACTCCTTTACTATAGTCCTCTAATTCTTCGTCCTGTTTTACTGTTTCTACTTTTTCTGGTTCTGCTGTTTCTTCTTTTACTGTTTCTTGTTCCGTGTTTTCTGCAACTTGTTTTACTTCTTCTTCTGGTAAATTAACTTCGGTATCTGGACCTGAAGTATCTAAATCTACCATCACTTCGTCTTGTTTTATTTTATTTGCTTCTGGCATAGTTTCCTTCCTATGTTAATATTTGTGGAGGATATCTGTTGGATCCTCAACTGTTGCTAACACTTCGTCTTCATTTAAAAGACGTACTTCTCCACCGTCAATTTCTATTCGTGATCCTGCATAACGTGCAAAGACCACCCAATCACCAACCTTGCACCATGGACCATTTGGATATCTCTCCTTATCCTTATAACAAGCATCTCCCATCGCAAGTACGTTTCCGCATTGTGATGCTACTTGTTGTCTGTCTATAGTTTCATTGCCTAGTAAGATTCCGCCTTTTGTTTTTTCATCCATTCTAAATGGTAAAACAAGCATTCTCCAACCAGTAGGTTTTGGTAATTTTGTTTTTTCTTTTGTAACTTCTTTTTTTGTTTCTGATTTTTTTATACCGACTAAATCTTTATTCGGTAGTACTATCTTTGGATTTGTGGTCTCCAATGTCGATGACTGTTCCTTCATTTTTCTCCTTTGAGTTAAGCAGGCTAGAAAGTTCCTGACGCACTGATTCCAATGCATTGATTTGCCCTAATATATACTTATAATTTTCCATACTGTCAACACCAGTAGTTATGACATTGGTTAGGTTTTCTAATTGTAATTCTAATGCTCTTTGTAATTTATATATTACTGTTTCGGGACTCATTTAACATTTCCATCTTCTCCGTGCCTGTCTTATTCGTGAGTTAGGATCGTTACGAGTTTTTGCTGACGAGTTTCTTAATTGCCCTGCACTACGTGCGCAATACGACT